ATTAGAGCTTGTGTTACAATTATTGATATTGTAACTAAGCGTGGAGCATTTGAAGGTGCAGAATTAGCTGATGTTGGCTCAGTACGTAATCGTTTAGATAATTTTCTAAAGGCTGCGGCTGAAGCACAAGCTCCGGCTGAAGGCGAAGCACCAGCAGAAACAAAAGTTTAATACAAAGCGGTACTAGGGTGAATATCTTAGCGTGGGTTCGACTCCCACTCCTCGGTGGCATAGGGTGAATATCTTATGGGCGGGTTCGATTCCCGCCATTTATATAATGAGGTTTACATGAAAGAGTTTTTATTTGTAGAAAAATATAGACCACAAATCATAGAAGATTGTGTTCTCCCAAAGTCACTCAAAAATACTTTCCAAAGTATTGTTGACACAGGAGAGCTTGTCAATATGATGTTTACAGGCTCGGCTGGTGTAGGTAAGACTACAGTAGCTAGAGCTCTATGTAATGAATTAGGTTTAGATTATATGATTATTAATGGGTCCGAAGACGGAAACATTGATACACTTCGTGGTAAAATCAAACAGTTTGCAAGTACTGTATCATTACAAGGTGGCCAAAAAGTAGTTATCCTTGATGAAGCAGATTACTTAAATCCTCAATCTACTCAGCCTGCATTGCGTGGGTTCATTGAAGAGTTCTCTTCGAATTGTAGATTTATATTAACATGTAATTTTAAAAATCGTATTATAGACCCACTTCATTCAAGGTGTTCTATATATGAATTTAATTTAGGAAATAAAGAAAAGATGGCTATGCAATTTATGCAACGGCTTCAATTTATTCTTGATTCTGAAAACATTACATACGAAAATCAGGTTCTTGCTGAACTGATTATGAAATACATTCCAGATTGGAGACGTGTCATTAATGAATGTCAACGATATGGAATGAGTGGTACCATTGATACTGGAATTCTTGTCACTTTATCTGAGTCAAGTATTAAAGAATTAATGAGTAATTTAAAAACTAAAAACTTTAAGAGTATGCGTAAGTGGGTTACTGATAACATTGACGTAGAATCTTCAAAGTTATTTAGAATGGTTTATGATAATATGGTTGAGTATGTAATGCCTTCGAGCATTCCACAGTTAGTACTTATCCTTGCAGATTATTCATATAAGGATAGTTTTGTAGCAGATCATGAATTAAATGTAGTGGCATGTATGACAGAAATAATGTCACAAATTAAATTTAAATGATAATACTAATAGCAATAGCTATTCCAATAATAGTAATCTTGTTATTAATATTTAAATAGGAGATAATATGCTAGATGAAATGGCAAATTATGCAACAATTATATTAGCATTAGCAATGATTAATGTTGTATGGCAATTAGAAAAAGCTAGTAAGCTACTAAAATCTATGAGTCGAATTTTAACGGAGACAATAAATGAGCATGAATAGAAATGATATTAGAGAATTTCTTCTTGATAATATTATTGAAGTAACATTTACTAAAGTAGATGGTACTGAACGTAAAATGAATTGTACATTAAATTATGAATATATACCTGAAGATATGAAACCTTTAAATTTAATAAAAGGCGAAAAGGTAATGGAAAATTTAGATATATTAAAAGTATTTGATACAGATAAACAAGATTGGAGATCGTTTAGAGTTGAAAATGTAATATTAATAAAAACATGAGTCCTTTCGAATTTATTAAATCAATATCTTCCAGTAAAAAAGATATTATGGAAAATGAAAAAGATTACAATGCTTTTATGATAAATCGTGGTTTGTCTTATTTTCCAGACACAGTAATATATGCTAATGAAATGAATAAATTCCACCATCTCGATAGCAGATTACAATACTCATTTCTTATAAATATTGTTAGGAAGCGTAATCGTTTCTCTAAGTGGAATAAATCTATTGAATCTGATAATATCAGTGCTATAAAAGAATATTATAATTATAGCAATGAAAAAGCTCGTGATGTACTTCCGCTTTTAAGTAATGAAAACTTGAAAACAATAAGGGGAAGAATAAATCATGGCGGAGTACAACGATGAACTGGTTAATTGGAAACCAGAAATGATGTTAGAAGTTATATTAGCAGAACCAGATGATTTTCTTAAGATACGTGAAACACTTACAAGAATAGGTGTGGCTTCTAAAAAGGATAATAAATTATATCAATCATGTCATATCCTTCATAAACAAGGAAGATATTTTATAACTCATTTTAAAGAGTTATTCTTATTAGATGGTAAACCATCAAATCTTACAGAAAATGATTTAAAACGTAGAAACACAATTGTCAAATTAATGGATGATTGGGGATTATTAAGTACTGTATCGCCCATTGGGGATACGGCAGCATTAAACCAAATTAAAATTATATCACATAAAGATAAATCCGATTGGGAATTGTGTCCCAAATATAATATAGGAATTAAATGAAACCTGTATAAATAAACTTGTAAGATGCGAAAGGTCTTACATTAACCGTAGTCATGGTGACTACACTTTTAACCTTGCTATTTAATAGGAGGACAATTATGTCAAACTTAGCATTTAATTTTCCGAGGGATACCTTCCTTGGATTCGATCAACTCTTCAACACATTAGCGGAAACTAACGTAACCGATGCCAGAGGCGTAGGATACCCACCGTATAATGTTATACGTAGAGATGATGGTCACTTTTTAATTGAAATCGCTGTCGCAGGATTTAAGAAAGAAGATATTGACCTAACCCTTGAAAAGGGAGTATTAACTATAACTGGTAAAAAAACTGGTCATAGTGATACTAGAGATTATACACATCGTGGTATTTCTCAAAGGGCGTTTGAACGTGCATTTACATTATCAGAGACAATTAAAGTTGTCGGAGCTGACATTGTTGATGGACTACTTGTTGTTATTTTGGAGAACGATATTCCAGAAGAGGACAAGCCTCAAACAATTAATTTAGGTGACCTGCCTAAGCACGCTAAAAAGCTGTTGCTAGGCTAAAATACTAAGGAGCACATGGCATATTCAGACGCAGTATTAGACCATTATAATAATCCACGTAATGTGGGTAAGATGAATATTGGTGATAAGAATGTTGGAACTGGTATGGTAGGTGCTCCATCTTGTGGCGACGTTATGAAGCTACAAATTAAAGTAGAGAAAGATATTATACAAGACGCAGTATTTAAATGTTATGGCTGTGGTTCTGCAATAGCATCTTCTTCTATCATTACTGAAATGCTCAAGGGTATGACTCTTGATGATGCACAAGAAATTAAAAACGTAGAGGTGGTTGAGCAACTTAACTTGCCTCCAGTTAAAATACATTGCTCAGTCTTAGCTGAGGATTCAATTAAGGCTGCAATAAAAGATTATAAATCAAAACAAATATGAATGAAATTAGATTAATCCGACTTACGTCGGGTGAAGAGATATTAGTAAAAATACTCAAAGAAAATGATATTAGTACAACTGTAGAAAATCCAATCCTTTTAATACCAAATAAAGATGCGATAGGTTTTATGCCTTATATGTCATACTGTGACATTGATAATGGTCTTGGTATTAGGAATGAAGATATTATGTTTAATCTTAAACCCACAGAAGAATTAATAAATAATTATAATAATATGACATCTAATGTCGTAACACCGTTAAAACCAAAAATAGTTACATAATCTGTTTACTTTTAATACAATTTATGGTATAATAGTATCATGAATAATACTTTCTATACCAATGCTTTTCGTCATGGAAAAGTAATCAAATATACTGGTTATGAGAATGGTAAGAAAGTAAGTTTTACTATTCCATTTAAACCACATCTATACGTAACATCTTCCAAAAATAAAACTGATTGGCATGCTCTTGACGGAACACGGGTAGAACCAATTCCATTTGGTAGTATGAAAGAAGCTACTGAATTTATAAAACAATATAAAGATGTTCCTAACTTTAAAATATATGGCAATACTAATTATGTTGCTCAATATATTAATGAAGAATTTCCAGGGAATATTCATTGGGACCGTAATATAATTAATGTATCTTCTCTTGATATTGAAGTAAAATTTGGCGAAGGATTTCCTGACCCAGCTATTGCTGATCAAGAAGTAACAGCAATTACAATGAAAAATAATATAGACGATGTTTATTATACATTTGGTTGTGGTGATTATGATGTAGAAAAATCTTTAATGAAAACTCATGAAGTTCGTTATATTAAATGTCAAACTGAAAGAGAGCTACTTCATAAATTTGTATTTCATATGAATCATACTTCCCCAGATGTTCTTACTGGTTGGAATATTGAATTTTTTGATATACCATATCTTGTAAATCGTATAGCAAAAGTTAATGGTGGGAATAAAGAGAAAATGTTATCTCCTTGGAGAATGATTGACAAAAGAGAAATACAACAACCATTCACTACTCAAACCCGTGAAAAATATGAATTAAAAGGTATTACAATTCTTGATTATTTTGCGATATTTAAAAAGTTTGCATTTACTTATGGTCCACAAGAGTCATATAAGTTAGATCACATTGCTAATGTAGTTCTTGGTGAGAAGAAGCTTGACTTCGGTGAAGTATCTGACCTTAACGAATTACATGACACTGATTATCAGAAATTTATTGATTATAATATTAAAGACGTAGAGTTGATTGACAGAATGGAAGATAAGCTTGGTCTTATTACTTTATGTTTAACTATGGCTTATAAAGGTGGTGTTAACTATGATTCAGTTCTAGGGACTGTGGCTATATGGGATTCATTAATCTATAGAGATTTGTACTCTAAAAATATTGCAATACCACAAAATGAAGATTCATTTAAAGGTGCATATGCTGGTGGATATGTTAAAGAACCTCAAATAGGAATGCATGATTGGGTATGTTCATTTGATTTGAACTCACTATATCCTTCAATTATTATGCAATATAATATGTCACCTGAAACTATTCTTTTAAATGATGAAAAGGATGTTAATGTTGAATCTGTTCTTGATGGTAAAATTAAAAATACAGAATACTATACAGCTCTTGCAGTAAATGGTGTTCGCTTTGATACAAAAAAGCCTGGTGTATTTCCACAAATAATTCAAAAAATTTATGATGAACGTGTTGAACATAAACAAAAACAATTAAAAGCTGAGCAAGAATTAGAATTATCTGGTAATAAATCAGAACAATATGATATTGAAAAACGTATAGCAATTTCAAAGAACCAACAGTTAGCTCTTAAGATTCTTCTTAATAGTTTATATGGAGCGATAGGTAATAAATGGTTCAGATATTTTGATATGAGAATTGCTGAAGGTATCACTCTTACAGGCCAAGCAACTATTCAATGGGCAGAAAAATATTTAAATGAATATCTTAATAAGACATTAAATACTGATAAAGATTATGTGGTTGCTATTGATACAGACTCAGTATACGTCACACTCGATGAATTTATTAAACGTTTTAAACCTGAAAATCCTGTTAACTTTTTAGATAAGCTATGTTCTACTTCATTAGAAGAAGCTCTTAAAAAAGCCTTTGATGAATTATATTATTCGCTTGGTGGTTATGAAAACAAAATGGTTATGGGCCGTGAAGTTATAGCTGATCGTGGTATATGGACAGCAAAGAAAAGATATATATTAAACGTACATGACAATGAAGGTGTACGATATGCAAGTCCTAAATTAAAAATTATGGGTATTGAAGCTATTAAATCTTCAACTCCTGCGATATGTCGTCAAGCATTAAAAGAAATATTTAAAAGAATTATTGAA